AATCTTGTTCCTATAAGAAACATCATTGTTCCGGCTAAGTTGAAAGATGTTTTCGAAAAAAACTATACTGAGGGTCAAACTGCAAAGTTTTTTGTTGGGTATGAAGTGAACACAAAGGAAGAGCCTAAACCCGAAACTGGTGGTATTGGTGAAAGAAGAGTAACAGAAGGTAAATCGTACTTGGAAATGGTTATGACTGGTGCTGACAGTGCTGTTGACGAAGATGATGAAAGAGGAATCAAAGATGATACTATCAGAATAGGGCTTGTGGAGCGTAAGGCAAAACTTAATGAGATTAAGGAAAAAGGGTATCAAGGTAAAAAAGGAACAGGTGGTGCTGCAACGGGAGCTGCCAGAACAAGTATGGGCAGTCAAAACAAGCCGGCAGCTATTGACTCGGATGATGAAATTCCCTTCTAAAGAGATAAAATATAAAATAGTACATAGTATATAACTAATAAATAAAAGGAGATACATAATGGATTTAACTAACCCCCCTATAACAGTTGTTGAAAAATCAACACAGGGAAAAACCATGCTATGGTATGGTGACAATAGAACTGGGAAGACTGCCAATGCAGTGAAAATGCCAAGACCTTTTGCCGTTGCTTTTGAAAACGGATTGAACGCTATTGCCGGCTTACCTTTTTGGCAACCTACAAAATGGAAAGAAGCCAAAGATATATTAAAAGAATTTAAAAGACCAGAAGTAAAGGCAATGTATGACACTATTTTACTAGATACATTAGAAAAAGCAGGAAGAATGCTTATTAAGTATATCTGTGCAAGACATGGTGTAGATAAGATTGGCGATGCCAATAATGGGTTTGGTGCGTATTCAGAAGTAGAGCAGGAGTGGGATGATTTTATTACCGCTTTAGCCAATGAAGGATACACAGTTGTAATCATTGCACATGAGACTATGCAAATGCCAGTTGACGCAGAAACAGGGAAGAAGTATGAGAGAATTGTACCAAAGGGAGATAAGAGAGTAGTGTCTTCAACTTGCGACTTAGTTGATATCATTGGATATTGTATGTCTAATGGATTTGATGAAGAAGGAAATGAACAAATGTCTTCAATATACTTTAAAGATGCAAAACATTTTAAAGCAGGTTCAAGATGGACTAGTATCACTAAATCTGTAGTCTTCAATGTTCCAAATGTTACAGAAGCAATCGTCAATGCAATAACAGCTCAAGAGGTGATTGATGGCTCAGAGCACTACACTGACAAAAAAGTAATTGCCGCTCCAGAAGTTAAAAAAACTTTTGAAGAAATTGTAGATGAGATTAAAGTTCAAGGTGGTGTCCTTAAAGAAAAGACTGGTTCATTCGCACTCTTTACAGAGATGGTTGAAGCCAAGCTTGGAGAAGGGGAAAAAGTAAGCGGCTGTACCGTAAAGCATAGAGAAATCCTTGAGGAACTTTTAGATGAGATGATTGAAAAAGCAGAAGCGCTAGATAAAATTCAAGAAGAAACCAAATAGGAAATGGGTAAATAAAAATAAATAATAAGACAAGGGGGAGAGATGTACCTCTCCTCTTGTTTTTTGGAAACGAGGTGTTAAAGCATGGTCGAACCTAATCTTAAACCTAAAGTTGAGTATAGAAAAAAATGCCCTGTGTGTGGAATTATGAATCAGAAAGAAGCCACTACTTTATACAACCAAAAGTACTTCTGTCCCGACTGTGTTGAAATATTCCGTATTGAAACTAAAGATAGGTTTGAGTTGATTGATTATATTATTGAGCTTTATGGTGAAGTTCCAAGTGCAGTAATATTCAAGCAAATCAAAGAGTACAAAGAAGAATATTCCTATACATATAAAGGGATGAAAGCAACTCTAAACTATTTTTATACGGTTTTAGAAGGGAATGATGTAATAGCTGGGACAGGGATAGGGATTGTTCCTTATTTATATAATGAGACAAAAAGATATTACAGTGATTTAAAAACAATAAAAGATAGTGTGAAAAACACTGATTTTGACGAGATTAAAAAAATCAAAACTGTACATATAAAAAAGACGGATTTAAAAGGGAAAGAAAAGTACAAAGATATGGCTATGATTGATATTAGCCAATTATAACTATAGAAAGGAGTATGCATGGGGAAAGTACAGCTAACAAGTTATGTGAATAAGCAAGCGATACGAGAAGTATTGGGCTGCTTTATTCAAAAACCTTCTTTAATGAGGGATTATAAAACATCTAAGAATGACTTTCCAGAAACGTTTCATAAACTTATATTTGCTTCGATGAGTAATCTTTATAAAAACGGAGCTGAGAATATTGATGCAGTGGCTATAGACGAATACCTCTCACACTATGAAACACAATATAAACTATTTGAAAAGAATTTAGGGACAGACTATATTAGCGATGTTGAAGAACTTGCCAATCCAGTGAACATTAAATATTACCATGACCAACTAAAAAAGTTCTCTCTTTTGAGAAGGTATGTTGAGTTTGGCGTTGATGTTTCAGAATATTTCAATCCTAGTGAAATTGACCCTGTTACTGTTGAAAATCAGATAGACAATCTGGACAACAGTTCAATACAAGACATAGTAAACCACTACAAAAAGAAGCACCTTGAAATAGTATCTCCATTTACAATATCAGAAGGTAGAGATGGAAAAAAAGCGGGAGTTGGGGGAGCTGAGCAAAAAGAGAAGTGGAAAAATGATACTGCTTGGGGAATAGGATATGCCAGTGCTTATCTAACAACAGCACTTCACGGTTTAAGGAGAGGAAGATTCACTGTAAAATCTGCCGGTAGTGGTATTGGTAAAACCCGTACTGCAATATCAGATATAGGATGTTCGTGTTCACCATACTTGTATGATAAGAAATTAGGGAAATGGTTAAGAAATGCAAACGGTATAGATAACGGAGTATTATACATAGGAACTGAAATGGAACTACTAGAAGAGATAGACCCTATCCTTTGGGCTTACATAGCTGACGTAGCTCAAGACCATATTGAATTTAATATGTATGAGGAAGGTGAGGAGGCAAGAGTAGATGAAGCAATAAGGATATTAGAAGAAGACGCTAACATTTGGTTTGAATATGTTCCTCAGTATGACTCAGAAATGTTATACGAAATTGTTGAGGAGCATAAGATAAAACACAATATTAACCATGTATTTTTCGACTATATCCACACGACTGTTGAGCTGTTGAGTGAATTTTCAGCCCAATCAAAAACAAGGATGGTAGTAAGAGAAGACCAAGTTTTAGCAGGGTTATCAAGTAAATTGAAAACTCTTGCAAAAAGGTTTGATGTATCATTTGACAGCTCTACTCAAATCAGCGGTGATTATAAAAATGATAATAACAGAGATGAAACTATTGTGCGAGGTGCGAAAGCAATAATTGACAAAAGTGACAACGCTTTAATCGCAATGCCACCATCTGAAAAAGAATTGAAAAAGGTTGAGCCGATATTGAGAAGTATGATAGGATGCCCCACTCCAAATTTAGTATATTCTTTATACAAAAACAGAGGTGGGAAATGGAATAAAATCAAAATATGGCTTTATGTGGATTATGGAACAATGAGAACCTATGACCTGTTTGTAACAGACTATGAGTATCGCCTAGATGGTGACAAAGTTAAGGGAATGGAGAAAACGTATATCAATATAGAAGATGCTGAAGTAGTCAGTGAAGAACCAATTAAGATTCCCATTGACGCTCTGCCTAAGAAAATAATTGATGATTTGCTAGACGTTTAAGGAGGATGTGAAATGTATGATAAAGAGTCCATCCTTGAGAAGATAACTGAAGAAGACGTTCTGGAAATAATGAAGAATTTTAATGCGTTCCCATTTGGAGAGTTCAAAGAGAATGAGATATGGTTCAGCACTGTTTGTCATGGAGGAGGTAGCCATAAGCTATGCTATTTCAGAGATTCAAAAACATTTAATTGTTATACCAATTGTGGGAAAATGAGTCTGTTTGATTTTGTAGCTAAAGTTGCAAATTGCAAAACCTTTGGGGAATCATTAGGTTTTGTTGCAAATGCAATAGGGTTGAATAGTAGAGTGGGGTTTAATTCAAAACCTATCTACAACAGTAATAAACGAGAGCTTTCTGAAATAAACAAATACATAGCGATGAGAAACAAAACCCGAACATCTTTAACCCATTTACCACCATTTGACACTGGGAAACTTTTAGACTATTTTGAAAGCGATGTGTTTTATAATGGATGGGTTAATGAAGGTATTTCTATCTCAACAATGGAATTTTTCAAAATAAAATGGTATGAGTTAGAAAAGCATATTATCATTATGCATTTAAATATGCTAGGGGAAATTGTGGGTGTTAGAAGACGTAGTTTACAGGAAAGAGATAAGGCTAATAAATATATGCCAGTGATTGTTGAAGGTGTGGTTTATAAGCACTCTCTCAATAAGAACTTTTACGGGCTATATGAGCATTTAAAGGGTATTAAAAAATTCAAAAAAGTTGTGATTGTAGAGTCAGAAAAGAGTGTTCTATTGGCACATGAGTATTATGGTGAGGATGCCTTTGTTATAGCCACTTGTGGATTTAACGTTAGCAACTGGCATAGAAACATACTATTAACTTTAGGTGTTAAGGAAGTGATACTTGGATTTGACAAGGACTTTGAGGTATTGGATTTTGAAGACTCTGGTGATGACGAGAGCGATGATTCTGCTAGGTTTGACCATTATGTTAAACGTTTATACTCAATCGCTTATAAATTTGCACCGTTCTTCACAACGTATGTGTTATGGGATAGATTCGGGAAACTAGATAAAAAAGACTCTCCTTTTGATAAGGGGAAAGAGACATTAGAGTTTTTAATGAAAAATAAAGTTGAAATAACAACTAATAGAGAGGACTGATTGGAATTAATGGAAAAATTAAAATATAAAGTTTTGCGTGATTATGAGTTTAGTACTGAAGATGATTTTTTAGATACCATACTAAAAGCCGCAGGAGTTGAGAATGTAAAAGAGTTTTTAAATGTTCGAAAGGGGCATACTCACGACCCATTCTTGCTTAAAAATATAAAAGAGGGAATAGAGCTACTGCACAATAGTATTGGAAAAGGCAAGAAAGTGTATCTACAAGTTGATTGCGATGTTGATGGTTACACTTCCAGTTCTTACATATATCAATTCATAAAAGAGATTGCACCGGATACAGAAATAGTCTATGGGATGCATTACAAAAAAGAACACGGTATATTTTTTACCGATATTGAAAAGATAGAAGGTTTAGATTTAATCATAGTGCCAGATGCGGGTTCGGATTCAATCGAAGACTGTAAACAGATAAAAAAGGTTATGAAAGTTCCCGTGTTAATTATAGACCATCACGAAATAGTAAAGGAAATTTACAAATATGCTACACTTGTAAATTGTACAGATGGTGTTTATCCAAACAGAAATCTTTCTGGAGTCGGGGTAGTGCATAAATTTTGTTTAGCATATTGCGAACAGTATGAGCTTCCTATTGAAACATGTGATAGATATTTAGATTTAGTATCTTTAGGAATGATTGCAGATAGTATAGATATGCGAGATTTAGAAACCCGTTATTATACATTAGAAGGATTGAAAGATGAGAACAAACACAATTCATTCATTAATGAGATAGCTGAACGTTTTGCAGAGGACATGAAGTTAGGGCATACTATTACATCTTATGGTTGGGTAATTGCACCAAAGATAAATGCAGTAGTTAGATACGGCAAAGAACAGGAACAAATTGACCTGTTTAGAGCCTTTATAGGTGAGTTTGATGATACGGTTTACCAACCTCGCAGAAAAGTCAAAACAGACCCTAAGCCAGAAACGGAAATACATAGTTTACAAAAAACAATGGCAAGAGTTGCAAGTAACGTAAAGCAACGACAGGATACACAGGTTAGGAATTTCATGGTAAAGCTTGATAGAAAAATAGTAGATGAGAAACTAGATAAGGATAGTGTTATCATACTTGATGCCGGAGAGATTCTAACTGTAAAATCCGTAAGTGGTTTGGTAGCCAATAAGTTAATGGACAAATATAAACGACCAATTGTCATTTTAAAGCCAATGAGTACTGAGTTAGGGGATAAAGATGATGAAAATGAAGTGTTTGCAGATGATGGAAGTAAAGTACTTGTAAAAGATACGGCTACACTGCTCGCAGAAGAGGATGCTAAAATTGAAAGATTTGGTGGTTCTGCTAGAGGTTTTGAAAGTGAAGCTATTCCAGATTTCAGACAATTCCTATTAGATTTAAACCTGTTTGATAAATGTGCAGGTCATCCTATGGCGTTTGGAATAGAGTTAAAAAAAGAAAATGTTCAAATAGCAAGAGATAAGTGTAATTCACTAGTCAATATTGACGACTTGGTAACTATACATGAAGTTGACTATTCCATAAAAGCTAAAAATCTAACCTCAAAAGGTATTGTAGATGTGGCGAATGCGTATCAGGTATGGGGGAATAAGGTAAGCGAACCAACCTTTGCTATTACTGATATTGATATCACAGGTGCGGATATTCTCGCCTTTGGTGAAAACAACGGATTTGTGAAGTTTAAGTATAAAGATATCGGCTTTATCAAAAAGTACTGTAAGAAGGGTGTGTATGAAGATATTTCTCTAAAGGACAGGAATACACTAGGAGAAAATACTAAACCTTTAAAGTTAACTATAATAGGAACTTTTGTGTTTAATGAGTATCAAGGAGTCAGATACCCTCAAATTAATATTAAGAAATACTATACCGAGGAAAGGTTTGAAAAAGCAAGTGTAGACATGGACATTGATGATATATTCTAAAGATAAAATATAAAATAATAGGAGGAAAAATGTGAAAGATAAAGACAGAGATAAAGATAAAAACAATTTAGATTTTATGAGTACGCATAATCATACAGAAGATTCTAATTTTAGATTAAAAGATTGTATCATTAGAGCTGAAGATTTGGTTAATAGGGCAATTGAGTTGGGCTATAAGGGAGTATGTGTTACAGACCATGAATCATTATCTTCTCACATTCGAATCCTACAAAGGTACACTTTTCTTAAAAAGCTTAAAGTAAAATACTTAAATGCTGTTAAAAATAATGAATTGGGTGAAATCGAGAAGGATAAGGATATGAAGAAAAACTTATCCTTATTGAAGAAAATGCCGGATGATTTTAAACTTGGGCTTGGAAATGAGATTTACTTAATTGATGATATGAATGATGTCACAGTGAATTATGAATCCGGAGTCACTAAACACTGGCATTTTATATTGATAGCAAAGAATAAAAAAGGACATGAGCAATTAAGACAAATCTCATCCCAGAGCGCTTGGAAAAACTGGTTTAGACAAGGTAGAGTGGAGCGTGTTCCAACTATTAAATCAGAGCTAGAGAACATCGTAGGGGATGATAAAGGGAATATTATTGCTACGAGTGCCTGTTTAGGTGGGGAGCTGCCTAACCATATTCTCTCATATTTCAGAGATGGCAACCAAGAATCAAAAATAAAAATACATAACTTTATCACTTGGGGAATCAATACTTTTGGAAAAGAGAACTTTTTTATAGAGTTAGCTCCTACACTGGAATCTCCCCAAGAGGATATATTGGAAACACACTCACAAATTACGTTTAATAGAAATGCAGTTAAAATAGCAAAAAGCTACGGTTTAAAATGCACTGTAGCAACCGACAGTCACTATTTAGAGAAAGACCATAGGAAAGTCCATGAGGCGTATCTAAATGCCGATGATGATAACTCAAATAACAGAGAGTTAGGAGATTTCTACGCAACCACCTATATGATGGAGACAGAAGAGATAGTTGAGCTTTTGAGTAGCCATTTAGAATCGGAAGATGTAGAAGACTGTTTCAAAGGGACTATGGAGATTCACAGTATGATTGAAGATTACGATTTATCACATTCTGTAATTGTTCCTAGAGACAAGAACATTCCAGACTTTGAAGTAGTAGGTTTGTTTAAAGATTGGTATAAAGCTTGTCCTTATATCAAGCTATTTGCTGAATCTGAAGACATTCAAGAACGATATTTTTTATACAAATGTGAAGAAGGGTTTGTAAATAAGAAACAATCTTTAAATGAAAAAAATATAAAACGTATCAATATAGAGATGGAAGAGATTTGGAAATCATCGGAGAAGATTAATATGAGAATCGCTCCTTACTACATTCTAGTAGAAGCATTGGTGAATAAAATTATGTGGAAAGTCTCATATGTTGGGATTGCCAGAGGTAGCGTTACAGGTTTTTATACTGCTTACCTAATGGATATTACACAAATGAATCCACTTGATTACAACTTACCACATTGGCGACATTTGAGTTCTGAAAGACCTTTGGTATAAGAGGGTCATGTAGTAGTAATATTACATAAAAACTTTGTGAACTGCTTGAATGGCAGGTGCACATCTTACGTTAGTAGCTATAGGAAATGATAGTTAAAAGATGTGCTAACAGGGGAAGCCTATAGCAACTGTCGTGAGACAGACGTACGGTAATCCTGTGCCAAGCTGTGCTACACAATAGCACGGAAGGTCTAACGACTATCGAAAACACACCTAAAATATAGGTGGAAGTGAGTAGAGTAGAGCTGATTTAATCACAGTTCGAAGCGCAAAGCCCCATTTTAAATGGGTGAAGATATAGTCTATTCCCTATAGAAATATGGGGTAGAGAAGGAATTGCCAGACATAGATATTGACACAGAAGCATCTAAGAGACATCAAATATTTGCTTCTATGAAAGAGTATTACGGAGTTGAGAATGTTCTTAATATTTTAACTCTAAAAACAGAAGGAACTAAAAGTACGGTTCAAACAGCATGTAGAGGTTTAGGAATAGACAGCGACACTTCTCAATCTATTGCAGATATGATTCCGTTTGAAAGAGGAGCTAACTGGTCTTTAACTGATTGTTTTACAGGTAATGATGGGAAAGACAGACATCCAGTTAAAGAGTTTATCGCTGAAATTGATAAGTATGAAGACTTAAAAGACGTAATGCTGATGATTGAAGGGTTAGTATGTGGAAGGTCTATACATGCTTCTGGTGTGTATATATTTGAAAATGGATACCTAGCACAGAACAGTAAAATGAAAGCCCCTAATGGAACTGACATCACAGCTTGGACTATGCATGACTCAGATTGGGCAGGAGGATTAAAGGTTGACTGTTTAACAATAAAGGCTTTAGATAAAATCCA